AAGAACCTGATGCATCTGCAACCGCAGCTTCGTTGATTAAGTATGAAGCTTGGTTTTCATACAATTGTGCGATGTTATCTCTTTGGTGACCGTCAAGACCTTCTAAAAAGCCTAAGTCATCCCATTTTCTGATGGTATCTTCTTTGATAACACGAAGGTGCTTAAGACCTATGTTACCAACCATACCTGATTCTAATAATGCTCCCATTTTTGTTTTGTTTTATTTTTTTAGTTTATTTTATTTTGTTCATCAAATCTTTCATTCTTTTAAATTGAGGATTCTCATATGCTTTTGATTCTGATAATACCTCTGAAGAAGATGTTGATGGTGTTGAAGAAATTTTATTAACAACTGACTCGGTAACTGGTTTTTTATGTTCGAGTTCAGATTTAATTGATGTAAATAAGTTTTTAGACTCATTCATAGTGGAAACTGAATCAAATCTCTTCAAAATATTCAATTTCTCTTGTTTTGTTGTAGAATGTTCAGTAAATAAACGTGTGGCATATGCCAAGTTCGCATTGAAAACCGCTACTTCATTTAATTTTTCTTTAAAAAGAACTAAAGCTTTTTTGTATTCGGTATTTTGTTTTCTTAACTTAGATACTTCTTCGTTAATACCAAAAACACCAGAACCTGCTTTATATTTTTTCTTACTTGGTAAACCTGATCTGTTTAAACCACCTTTATTACCATGAGGATTTGATTTAGTTCTAGCAGCTTCAGTAGCTTCGATTTTACCTTCTTCAGATGATTGACCGTCTTCTAATTCTATTTCATAGATATCTTCGTCAACATCTCCATTTGACATATCAGATGTAGGTTCATCGCCCCATTCTTTACCTGAATTTTTACCAGCTAAAGGAGGAAAATCTTCATCATCATTTGGAAAATATTCATCGTCATCAGTTGGAAGTTCATCAGTTGGAAGTTCATCAGTTGGAAGTTCATCAGTTGGAAAATCTTCATCTCCTAATTCTATTTCGTACATGTTTTCATTTGGAAGTTCTTCTTCAGTAAATTCTGACATATAATTATGATCATTGTCATCATCTTCAGTAAATTCTGACATATAATTTGATTGACCATAATCACTCTCACTAAATTCACCAGATTCTTCACCATCAAGTTTAATTATGTATTCATCACCATCAATTTCTAAATCTAGTTCATCATCATCTTTTTTAACCATAATACCATCTTCTGGTTTCATAGCTTTAAAAACTTTAAGAACTTCAGAATTAGATGCTTTTGTCATGTCCATAACATTTTGATCAGAATTATGGGCCATAGAATTGTAATCTACTGATGTGTCATCATCTGTCGAATAACTATTATCATCTGTTGGGACATATTCATCGTCCTCAGTTGAATCATCATCATTTTCAGTTGAATCATCATCATCCTCAGTTGAGTAATCGTCATCTTCATTTGAATCATCGTCTTCATCTTTTGAATCAATATCCTTAGATGGTTTATCATCGAAGTCATCATCAGATTCATCATCTGTTACATCTTTTTCTTCTTCTTTGGTTTTTTTACCTTTAGGTTCAGATTGTTTTTTACCAACCTTTTCCTCTTTTTCTTCTTTTTTACTTTCTTTAAGTAATTCACTTAGTTCTTCCTTCATAGTTGAAGCAAGTATACCTTTTGCATTTGTTTTTACTGCCTCTTCAAGATTTTGAACTTGAAGCAACGCTTGTTCTAAAATTGATTTTTCTGTCATTTGTGAATTTTATTTTTATATAAATACTTTGATTTTATAAAAAAATTTGCTTTTTTATATTAGAATCAATAAAAAATATTATTTTGATAGAAATGTGTCTAACTTTCCCATTAATCTCTTCATTCTATCATCAACTATTGGTTTTTCATCAATAGATTCTTGATACCTTTCCCTGTCATTTAGATCTTTAAAAACATATGCACCTGGTGTTGATGGTGACGACACTAAATCAAAACAAACAAGTTCAAAATCTTCTTGTACAATATTTTGACCTTTAATATTTTTTAAGGAACCAACACCTCTTGAGGAGATACCTAAAGTTGCACCATTCATAATTAACATTGCTGCCTGATCACCTTTAGTACTTACTATACCCATTTTTTTCCAACCAGGAGATGTAAATAATTTAATTTTACCCATTAATACTTTACCCTCCCACCATGTCTCAAGAATTGAATGTGATACTCTATCTAAATCTATAAGAGAAGAAGATGGGTGATTTAATTCATTTAATGCCCCACCTTTTTTAATAATTGATTGGTATTTTTCGTTTTCTCTTTTTAATATATTTTCAGGATATATTCTACCATTTTTATTTGGGGTATCAAATTTTTGTAAAACAGCATAAAGGATAAGGTCTTGAGAGAAGTCCATATCCTTCATTTCTGAAATTATTCTTTTATTTTCTTCCGGTGAAATATGTCCGGCATCGTATTCAATTAAAATACCATGTCCGATTTCTTTGGGTCCTAAAATCTTCATTTATAGTTTTTATACTATAAATACATCGATATTGTAGTTATTTTTTCGTTTTGTAAAAATTGAAAAGATTTTTATTATCTAAACAATCATCAATAATTTTAATTATTATGTTGTTTATATTTTTTTTAGTATCTTTTGATCTAATATCGAATTGATTATTTACGAATAATGTTATCTCTAAATTCATAAAAGATCTTTTTTCTTTTTTGATACCTTTAGTTCTAATATCCAAATCAACTATTGATTGTTTTTTAAATTTCGTGTCATTTAATTCGTATAATAGATTTTTTATTTCTCTTCTTGTTTTAACTATTATACTATCAAAATTTTCATCTAAATTTGTGGGTTGTAACCAAGAATTTAATTTTAAATAAACTGTTTTTAGGTTTTTAAAATCAACAGTACCATAACCAATTTTTATATCACTGTGATTACCTAATGGAATAAATTTTCCTGTTTTCATTATTTTTTTACATATTAAAAATATTTTATGGTGTAAAGAAAATATAAATAAAATTATCCACAATTACAAATTTTTTAAAAAAAATAAAATACTTATATTCTATATGATAATAATTGATGTAAATAAAGAAAAAAATTTAGAGAGCGGACTAAAAATATTAAAAAGTAAATTACAGAAAACTAAATTAGTCCAAGAACTTAGAAATAGAAAAGAATACACTAAACCTTCCGTGGATAAAAGAAATAGGAAATTAAAAACAATATATACTAATAAAATAAAAAATGGTCTTGATTAAAGACCATTTTTTAATTCTTTAAGTTTATAATAACTATGTTTTGAATTTTTCATTCCCCTCACTTCTTTTTTCACATCATTTAATTTAGTTATTAATTCTAAATTATTTCCCGATTCGGAAATAATTGAATCTATTTTAAAAAATATATTTTCTTTTAAATCTTTAACTTTTATTTTTAATTCATCTTCTTTTATCATCATAATTTCTTTAAACTCTTTTTGTTCACTTTCACTTAATGAACTTTGAAAAGTGTTATTAAAATTATTAGACAATACCGCAAACAACATATTTTCATTAACTATTTTTGGCGAATTAACATCTTCTTGTTTTTCTTTTTTCCTCAATAGATGATTCGTCAAATTTTTTTTTGCTAATATTTTTTTATCTAAATTTAATAAATTGTCTTCCTCAGATAGTAAATCCAATATTTTGTAAATTTCATTTTCATTTATTTGAATATTATCATCTATACTATTTTCTAATTCATCCATAATTCCCTCCAAATCTTTGTTTTTATCTTTTAACAAAGATGAAAGCTCTTCAACATATTTTTTCGCCGTTTCTTCATCTTCTATGTTTTTATTTTCAATGTCTTCATATAGAAGATATAGATCTTTTATGTCTTTATTTTTGGTTATTAAACCTAAAATATTTTTTATCTTTTTATTATCTTTTTTTAGATAAGACATAGCTAAATTTTCTAAAATACTAGTCTTTATTTTTCCAAAATTTATCATTTTTTAATCGTTTAAAATATCTTTTATTTTATTTTCTATTTCATAAATATTACGTTGAGCCTTATTAAAATTAAATAAATCATTTAATTCCATTTTTTCATCACCCAACATACTTAAAATTTTACTTTTTTTACTATCATTTACACTTTCACTCAAAGGTGGTGCCGATGGTTCAGAACCTGCACTAGATGTTGTAGAAGATCCTCCACCCATTCCACCTGTCATTCCACCACCCATTCCACCTCCAGGCTGTTCTGTAGATCCACCACCTGCACCTTCTAATTTCTTCCTTTCTTCTTCAGGTATACCATATTTCTTATCAACTTCATCAAATACCCCTGAACGTTTAATAATATTTTGTGTATTAGTCAATTCAAATCCAATTGCTCTTTCAAGTCGTTGTTGTTCTAAGTCAAGAACAACTTCACTATCACTAAAACCTAATATAGTCTTTTTAGCCCAAGTGTGTGAAACAGGTAAAATACCTATTTGAGATTGATCAGATGTTGCGTCTTTATATAATGTTATTTTTTCTTTCCATTGTTCTATCTTTAATAATTCTGATTGTGAAGATGGATTAGTCAATGATAATTCAAAATTATCCAAATCATCTTCCATTCCTAAAATATATAAATGTATTAGAGCTATTTTATTTAATTCTTGAATTAATGATTTTTGTATTCTATTGATTGTTCTAGCAAAACGAATATCCATTAACGCCAAATTTTTACCGTCACCAACAACTTCCTCAAAACCTAAAAATGCTTTTGGTATCCTTAATGCTGCCAACATTTTCTTTTGAATATATTCAATATCGGCAATCTCACCTAAATTTTGAGCACCTGCCAAAGTTTCAATCGGCATTGCCGCTGAAGGATCACGAACAGGTATAAAATAATCTTGATCAACCGCCATTTGATTGTATCTCATATCAACTTGACCATTTTTTGGATCTGCAACACCTTGTCTTTTAAATTTATTGGCAACTCTTTGTACATATGCTTCAATATCCTTATCGTCCATATTACCAACAAAAATTTTAAAAACACGTCTTTCAGGTGCTCTTGTTGTTCTATAAATTAACATCGCATCTTCAGCCAATAAAAGTTGTTTCCATATTCTTCTTATTTTATCTAACATTGATGTACCATATGGTAATTTTCTATCATCACCCAACAACCTAAAGTGAGCAATTTCCCAAGATTGAAATTCTAAATCTTTATTTTTCCATTGAAATCTCAATTCTCTAGTTGGTATCTTAATATCTTTTTGATTTGGTGTTTTTGATGCCGCACCTTCAATTCTCTCAATTTCAATATTAGGTAATTGTTGACAACCAAGAACTCCTTTTTTTTCATCTATTTTTAAATAAACAAAATCATCACCATATTTACAAACACCTCTTGTCCACATTTGTAAATTTGTTGATATATCTAATTTATTGTTAAAAAGATCTTCAAGTATTGATTTTACCCTATCTGATTCAGAATATATTGTTAATATTTCACCTTTTTCAGATGGTGTTGTTGCTTCTTCAGCGTAAATGTCAAGAGCCGCTGATATTTCTGGTGTAAATTCCATAGATTCATAATCATAATATGCCGCTAATCTATTTGGTTCATAATAAACAGATTGGTTGTATAATGATTGATCTAATTTAGCCCATTTATCCGCAATATATTGACTTTGTTGTGATTGCAACAAAGCGTTTTCATATTCTTCTTTACTGTTCGTTTTTAATAATTCATCTTTAGAAAAATTAAACGATGGATTTGTTTGTTTAGGTGGTTCTTGACCAACAAATCCAAACATTTTAGTTAATTTCTGAAAAACTGTTAAATTACTATCTGCCATAATTTATAAATACTTTTGTATAAAAATATATTTTTTTTTAGTGATATTAAAGGTTATTTTCTTTTATTAAATAACCAAGAATATTCTTTATATGCGTCTTTTGGTAAATTACTATTGTTGTCCATATGATAAAAATTATCATCAATTGCTAGAGAACCTATTGGGTCTAAAGATGTTCCATAAGAATAGAATGTTTTCTTCACTTCATATGTTCTTTCAGATGAAACCCAAGATTCCAACATTGCTTTATTAACAGAATCCGCTCTTTGTAATTGATTGAAACAAATTTCACCAGCATATAACGCCATAGACAAACTCATAATTGAATCATCATGTGAACCTTTCATATGATCTGGTCTACCGTTTATATAAACAAATGTGTTTAATTCGTTTAACAATCTATTTGATCTAACTATAAAACCTTTTCTTAATTGTTCTTCAAATGATGCGACAATCTGAGTTCTTTTATTGTTGAAATTAATACCTGGGATTTTTTCCATTGCTTTTTTATTATATTCCCAAATATTTTGTGTATTAATACCGTCGATATAAATGTTTTTATAGTTTAATTCTTGTAATTTTCTTGATGTGGCGACTCCCATACCACCGGTTATATCGACAACCACAAAGGCATTACCATAAAGAATACCCCATTTATAAACTACTGACGCTAAATCATCTGGAGGTATTTTACCTATATATTCCATTACTTGTTCTCTATCATCAAAATCAATAACATTGATTGAAGAAAAATCTTCACTATCACCTCTACTAACGTCCACACCCATAATATATCTATGTCCTTCTATTGGTTCTTTCCACTGCCAAAGAGTACCCTGCATGTATTTTTCATTAGGTTGTCTAATCATGTTCTTCGCAATACTCTCTTGAACATCGTTAGGAATCACACCATCACCTGAACCTAAAAAGTCACATTCTAATTCCTGTGCTATTTTACGTTTATCATATTTGAATTTCTTTGACATTCCTTCAAACCAAGAAGAAAATGGTTTGTACCCCTGTTCTTCATATTCTTGATATTTTTCAATATCAAAATCATACATAACAACTTCATCGTCGTCATATTGTTCTCTATTTAACATATAATGAACAATGTCACTACATTTAACCCAACGTAAATCTTTTGTATATCTTGGATCCTTGAACCATCTTAAATCGGTAATGTGAAAATCATTTATTCCACGTAATGATTGGTCATATACACCATAATAAATCGGATCGTAACCATTTGGTGTTGAAATAAGAATAATCTTACCACCCGTAGATAATGACGCCATTGATGCCGCCCAAAAATCTTCACCCGCCTCAATATATGCCGCCTCATCAAACACAAGTATCGTAGGTGTGTAACCACGTAACGCATCGGCAGATGTTGCAACTGCTTTAACCTCACATCCATTATTTAATCTAAATCTACTTTCTGAGTTTTTATCGGGATGGAACCCCACATTAATCCATTCTGGCCATTGATCTAAAAAGTGTCTAACTTTATTGGCCATTTCAATTGCGGTGTCTCTTTTGTTAGCAATAATCAAAACTCTTTCAGGATTTTCAGGTTTTGCGGTTTGAAGTTTTTTTGATATCCAAGCGGCAGTTACTGTTGAAACACCCGCCTGTCTATATTTTCTTGTAATATTTTCATTATAAGTTTCGTAATCCTTAATCAATTGAACTTGATCAGGAAACAATTCTAATGGTACAAACTTTTTTTGAGTATTATCATAAGTCGTCAAATATGTTTTTAATGCATATGGGGCGTCTTTTATGATCTTAGCGTACTCTTTTAATTGTTCTATTTTTGAATTCATCTTATATATAAATATTAAAAAAGGGAGGTAAAACCTCCCTTTATATTAATTAAGTCTTATACCCATTTGTGATAAGAAATCACTTATATCATCATCAGTCGAGTCATCATTACCGTGTTTTTTCATAAATTCATCCATTTCTTTTCTAAAATATGATGTTGATTTTGTAACTTCATCACCTTTTAATTTACCTGAAATATCATAAAACATTGCACCCAACAATCGCTTACCATCTTCGGTTTCTCCCATTATTTCTTTAAATAAAAGTAAAAATTCTTTTCTCTCTAAATTTAGAATATTAACGTAGATATATGTTTGAAGTCTTTTTTCAAAAAATCTTTTTCTTACATTATTTTCTAAAGATCTAGGAAATTGTTTAATTAATTTTCTCCAAATTGCGGGACCTAATCTAATATCCCATATTTCATGAATAACTTGATCCTCTAACTCTCTTGCTGATTTATATAGTTCGATATCTCTACCACTTTTAAAACTACTTGATTTAGGGATTGCCAAATATTCCATAATTCCTTTAACAGCCTCATGTATTAAAAATGGAAAAACAACCGCCTCAGCATGTATTGTTGGTGGATTTGTAGATGTATCAACTCTTGTTTTACCCGCAGCACCTTTACCTGAACTACTTGCTGATGATAACATACTTTCATCATATTGCCAATATCCTAACATCATTGTTGAAACAAGAAAACCATATTTTTCTACAACATTTGGTACACCAATAACTTTTGTTACAATATTTTCAAATTTTTTAAAGGCGTATGTGGCATCAATTGATGATCCTTGAGTTAAGGCATTTGCCAAACGTCTTTTCGCCCTTTCTAAATCTAAATCACCATCATTAAAATCATTTGTTAATTCTTCTTCTTTTTGTTCTAATTCTTGTTTATTCTTTGGTTTTTGAAAACTTGATCCTTCTCTTTTAAATTTAAAATCAAATTGTACTTTTAACATTGGTTTACCTTCTTGATCTAAAACTGGTTCACCATTTCTATTTCTCTTTATTAATTCAGGAAACATATTTACCATCATTCTTTCACACAATTTAATTAACGTCCCCTCTTTTCCTGTTTCGGCCCTAATAAGTTCAGACAACATACCAAAAGCCCTCATAGATAATTGACCATATGTTTCAGATGTACCAACACCAATATCACTAACACCAGTAAATTCAGATAATTTATTTAACGCATTTTTATATTGATCGCTCGCTAATAATTCTTCATAATTTGAATATCCTTCTCCTGTATCTGGAAAATCAACTTTTTTAAATGATGTATCTCTTGTTGAAAGACTTCTTTCTACACTTGGGTCAGGTCTACTTGGACCATCGAATTGCATATCTTCATTTGTTTGATACTTATTAATCTTTTTTTTATTTGACATTTTATATTTTTTTTTATAATCCTAAAATATTATAACTTTTTAAAAAATCAGGTAAATCATCACCTCTTTTTTTCATTTTTGGTTGAGGGTCACCTACAGGACCTGGTTCATCAAATGGGTCACTAAATGGATCGTCGTCAGGTTCTACACGTGGATCATCAACATCAGGTAAAACTTCAGGTTCTGCGATACCAGGTTGAGGTTGTTCATGTAATTTTATTTTAATAATTTCCATTATTTCATTTTTTGTTGTTACCGGATGATAATTATTTTCTACCAATTTTTCAACCCAATTTTTTGTTTCACTATGTTCTTTTAATTTTTTTAATGTCATGGCCAATCTAGCTCTTTGACCTAATTTACCACCTTTTTTAGATGCTGATTTTAATTTTTCGGCAGGTATTTTTTCATCTTTTTTAACACCAAGAGCCTTTTTCAAAGATCCTTTTTTAGATGGGTCAATTGCTTTTTGAATCCATTTTTCAGATTCTTTAACTTCGGATTTTTTACCTTTTCTTAACAATTCAAAATCTTGTTTGTCGATTTTTTTGTTTTTATTTTTATCTAAAGCGGATAATTGTTTTTCTGTTGGTTTTTTCTTTTCTTCTTTCATTTCGGATTCCTTTTTAACCGCAGTTATAGTTTTATCAGTCGGATTTTGACTAATTGTGTAACCCTTCGGACTTCCTGGTAAATCACCGATGCCATCAATTCTCCAAGATTGTTTTGCTGGTAGTGGTATTGCCGCTTCACCTAACATTCTTTCACATAGATCTTTGAGTTGTCTATCATTAAAATTAACCAATGTTTTCGTGGTAAGACCTTCTTTTACAAGTCTTTTTACCATATCACTTCTTGTCATATTGTTTTAAATTTAATTTCTTCATTTATTAATTGATAACCTCTTTCTTTTAATTTTTTAGTTACACTATCTAAATTTTCACCAAATTTAAATGTTAATCTGTTATTATCGGTATCTGGATTAAATTTTTCCCAAGCCAAGGAAATTACACCGTCAACAGCATCAATAACTCCGAAATAATCGGAGTTTTGAACAAGATCTAATTCTATATCACTATTTTTTAATAAACCAATCAAATCAATATATTCAACATCTGGTGATTTAGAATTAGTGGAAATTGAGGCTGGAATTACAAACCACTCATCATTATCAAGCTCAGTAGATTTACTAAAAATAAATTCATACTGTTTTTGACCTTTGTAATCTTCACCAATTTCATTAACATATATTAGTAACATTTTTATTCAAAATATTTACGTAATGTTTCACCAATTCTTTTATTTATTTCATCTTGCATTTCATCAAGATCTAATTCTTTTTCACTAATATCACCTAAATCATTATATTTTTCTAAATCACCTAAATCTTCTGTAAAATCATATTCATTATTTTCATCATCACCCACTACTGGTGATTTAATAAAATCATTTAATTTATCCATAGTTTCATTTAGATCATCTTCTGTGGATTTTGTTTCATTAGATTCGTCACTATCACTTACTTCAGGAGTTTTTTCTTTATCACTTTTTGGTGTTTCACTGGAAGTGTCTTCTTCATTATCCCTATCAAATTTTTCACGTACTTCTTCAATATCCTCATCTTCTAATGAATCCAAATTTACAGCAGATATAACCATATTTAAAACATATTTTATATCATCACTTTCTAATTTTTCTCTTTGATCTCTTAATTCTTGTCCTAATTTACCTGAAAATTTTTGTATATCTGACATATAATCAGATCTCTTACTTTCTTTTTCACCAGATTCAGATCCCATATCATCAGTAGATGGAGGAGGAGGTACATCAGATCCCATATCATCAGTAGATGGGGGTGCTGGCATATCAGATCCCATATCATCAGTAGATGGGGGTGCTGGCATATCAGATCCCATATCATCAGTAGATGGAGGAGGTGGGGGAGGTGGGGTTGAACCCATATCATCAGTAGATGGTGGAGGTGGAGTTGACCCCATATCATCACCCGATTCTTCTTTTTTGGGTTTTAAAATATATTTTTTAGCCTCCTGTAAATTTTCTTGACCAACAAGTAAATCTAATCTTTTTAACGCTTCAGCATATGAAGAAAATTTATTTTTGTTTTTCATGAATAACCCACCAATATAATCTAGTGAATTTTCATTTAAACCTTTCTTTATATAGTATCCGTCTTTTTCTTTAACGATACCAAAAACACCGTTAAAAGATTCTTTTACTATTTCTGCTTTTTTATTGTTTACTGTTGATTTTTGAGGGTTATTATAATAAGTTAATTCAAGGATTCTTTTTAATTTGTCGTCACCTTTTAACTTTTCACTACCCAATGGTTTTAAATCTCCCATGTTAATTTTTTAAAATAATGATTATTCTTATCCTATAAATACAAGGATATATGTAAAAAATTATTGTTTATTGTTCTGTTATAGATAATTTTTTATCTATTATCTTACTTTTCAAGTTCAATAATTTTTCAATATATCCATTTCTTCTTAAAAGTTTAAATGTTAAATTTTCATAAGAATACTCGCCACCTGATTCTAAACCACTTTGTCTAAAATTTTTTATTTTTTTATATAATTTAGAAGTATCGTCACTAATATCTTTATTTTGACTTAATTTATCTATCAAATCGTCTATTTGTTTACCATATTCTTCACCTTTTTGAATGATTTTGTTATCATCGATGTTAGGATTTGTTTTTTCTGGTTTTATAACCCATTTATTATTAAGAATAGAATAAACACCAGAAGATACGTGATCTTGATGTAAATCTTGAATATATATTTCCAAATCAAAACCTTTTATTTTTATATTATGTTTTGATTTCCAAACTTTTTCTTTTGAATCAAAAAAATCTTCAATTATTTTATGTAAAATAGTAGAATCTGAATTTTTTTTATTATCAAATTCATCCATATCAATAATAATATGTAAATCAACATCTGAAAATTCGGACCAATTATAATTTGATAAAGATCCCGTTAGAACAACATCGTGAACAAAAAATTCGACATCAATAAAATCAAGATATTCATTAGATATTTCAAGTAATTTTTTTCTAATATCTTCATGTATTTTATAATCACCATTATTTTTTTTGAAAATAGAAGGACATAATATTGGTTTTGATTTAAAAGATTTTATGATCTTTTTATCTAATTCTTTATCTTCTATTAGTTCTTCAAACAAACTCATTTTACTTTTTTGTATTTATAATTCTTCGCAATATTTGCGTTAAAATATTTTCCTTGAGATTCTGCCAATCTTAATTTAGTGAAAACTTCCCAAGGTACTTTATTATACTCATAAATACCTCCATTATTGAAAGTTATCATAAGATCTTCATTTTCTGTATTATATGAAGCCGATTTTAAATTGGATGAGTTTATTTCAATACTGATAACTTTACCTTCGATTTTTTCTGATATAATTCCCATAATAATATTTTTATTATAATATACGAAATATATTGGAAATAAAAAACCCCTAACTTTAGGGGTTTTTTTAATTTTATATCCTAAATATTAGAATCCAATACCTAAATTGGCATTAAGTAAAAACGTTTTAAATTGTTCAGCAACACTTGATTGTCCGGCACCATGTCTAACACCAAATTGATCAATTGGTACACTTATTATAATTTTTGTGTTCGAATCAGCTTCATCTATTTTTTTTAAATCAAAAGTAAATGGATAAGTCTTTTGTACTGTCTGCAATATACTCATATTATTCTTTATATGTGTTTTCATTTTATCTGTTAAATATATAGTAGCGGTAGCATCGGAAAGGTTATTTGGTGAGCCCTGATCTGACGATGTATTTTCAACTGTATACAATACATTACCCCCTTCATCTTTACATTGAAACTTTTTATTATTTACATCTTCAATCCCTTTTGTTTCTTCTTTAAATTGAGTCACAACATTAGCCCAGTCAGATGGTGGTAATTGGTCTTCTTTTAAATAATGTTTATTTGATGCTTTTTTGTGCATTTCAAGAATTCTTACTCTTTCTGTTTCACTTATTTTTTCATAAAAATTTTTCATAAATAATTTTTATTATAAATATTAAAAAACCCCGAAAAAGTTCGGGGTTTTAATTTAATTAAGAGAAATTAGTTTTTCCAAAGATTTTTTCTTTGATAATGGTAGTAATAATTCTAATACACCATTTTCAACCTTTCCTTCGATTTGATTTTCATTAATTTCATCTGGTAATGTGTAGGTCTTTGTGAAATTACCAACAAAAGTAGATCCACCTTCTTTTTCAAATGTAATCTTCAATGTACTGTCTTTAACAGTAATCTTAAGATCATCTTTTTTTAAACCAGGAACTGAAATTAAAATTTTGTACTCGGTTTCTGTTTTATCAATCTTTGTTTTAGGATAGGTAAAATTTGTTTCATTTTCAAACAACCTATCAACTGCCTGAAAAAATGGGTCTTTAAATAATGTAATCATGGTATATATTTTTTTCCACAAAAAATCAATAACTATACCATTTAATATGTTATGACAAATTGTCTTATCTTTTTATTTTAATCTGACTACTTGTCACATTAGTAATGTCATCATTAACATCTTTAATACGAATCCTATTGTTTCTTATAAAAATTTGATCATCAGATATTTTTTTACCATTTTTATTTAAAAAGGAAGAATTACTTCTATTATCTTTTAAAGATTTTTGAATAATATTGATAATATGAAAAGGTAAGTTTGTTTCGTCCTGACTTATTTTTTTATCTAATTGATTCCAATATGTGATTTCATTATTTCTAAATGATTTATGTACCGCAGTTTTTTTACCTGTTTTCATATTAATAACATAGACCAGTATCCCATTTCTTGTGTAATTATCAAAATATTCAGGACTATTTTCTGCAACTGTACACCATTTAGTATTTGAACCATATTTTTTTGATGACTGATGTGTCAACGGTTTTAATATCAACCACTCATCGTCTTTGAATAATTCAATTATTTGTCCCTCCAATTCTTTTTCAAATTCTTTTATTTCAGCAATTGACATCGATGATTTAATTTGTGAAAATGATTTATATGTACTAAGATCATTATTAGATATTAAATTTTTTTCATTATATTCACAAAACTTTTGATATGATTTTAAATCATCTAATCCTATCATATTTTCCATAAAAGAATGGTAAAATAATAAATGATCTTCAGGAATATTTTTTATATCTTCTTCAGATATATTAAATTCTTCATTTAAGAATTTTTTTATTTCTTTTATGTGTTGTTTATGTTTTTTTTCATTTTTTATTACTCTTAATAATGTTTCCACATATTTTGTCCTTTTTGTGCAAAGAATTGACAATAATTCAATAATATTAATATTATTTTTCTCATCATTTTTTAATTGTTTGATCTTTGACATGTGTTCTTTATGATAATTATTAAAATTGTGAATAATTCATTTTTTTTTTAACTTAAAAAAACTTATTTTTGTAATAAATTAATTAAATATGTCAGTAGATTTTATAGATGATAATCAATCAACGAATCAAAATAAAAAAATTAAAAAGAATTCTAACACACCAATATTAGATAACTTTTCAAGAGATTTAATAAAACTCGCTCAGGAAGGTAAAATAGACCCTATTGTTGGTAGAGATGATGAAGTAAAAAGAATTGCACAAATTCTATCGAGAAAAAAGAAAAATAACGTTGTTATTGTTGGTGATGCGGGTGTTGGTAAATCCGCTTTAGTTGAAAAATTAGCATTACTAATTAATAAAGGTAATTGTCCAACTAATCTTTTAGATAAAAGAATAATGTCATTAGATTTAACTTCTTTAGTTGCTGGTACAAAATATAGAGGTCAATTTGAAGAGAGAATAAAGGCGATATTAAATGAATTACAAGAAGCACCAAATGTTATTGTTTTTATTGATGAATTACATACAATGGTCGGTGCAGGTAATGCCAGCGGTTCGATGGATGCTGCAAATATTTTAAAACCTGCATTAGCACGAGGTGAAATTCAATGTATAGGTGCAACAACTTTTGATGAATACAAAAAAAATATCGAAAAGGATTCGGCGTTAGTTAGGAGATTTCAGAAAATAATTTTACCGGAACCAACAGAAAAAGAAACAATTGAAATTTTAGAAAACTTAAAGACATCATATGAAAATTTCCATAAAGTAAATTATGAAGATGGTGTTATAGAAACAATAGTTAAACTTTCTAAAAGATTTATGACAGACAGACAATTTCCAGATAAGGCAATTGATGTTATGGATGAATTAGGGTCCGAAAAGAAAATATCTAATAAAATTCCTGAAATAATTGAGAAATTAAAATTAGAAATTGATGAAATAAAATTAAAAAAATTAGAAGTTGTAAAAACACAAAATTATGAACTTGCCGCTAAACTAAGAGACAATGAAAAATTAGTTTTAACAAAACTAGAACAAGAAAAAGAAAAATGGGTAAATGAACAACATAAAAACAAAAAACCAATAATAATTGAAGACGTTTATAAAATAATTTCAAATATTACCGGTGTACCTATAACAAAATTAGATTCAAAAGAAACTGAAAAATTATTAAATCTTGATAATATTTTAACATCTAAAGTCATTGGACAAGATGATGCAATTTCAATTATCTCTAAATGTATTAGAAGAAATAGAGTTGGTATTAAAGATAATAATAAACCAATAGGTTCATTTATATTTTTAGGGTCAACAGGTGTTGGTAAAACATTTTTAGCAAAATCATTGGCAGAAATATTATTTGGTAATTCTGAAAAAATGATTAGAGTTGATATGAGCGAATTTATGGAAAAACATAATGTTTCTAAATTAATAGGATCGCCTCCTGGTTACGTAGGGTATGATGAGGGTGGACAATTAACAGAAAAAGTAAAGAATAATCCATTTTCTGTCATTTTGTTTGATGAAATTGAAAAAGCACATAAAGATGTTTTTAATTTACTACTTCAAATATTAGATGAAGGTCATTTAACCGATTCATTTGGTAGAAAAGTCAATTTTACAAACACATTAATTATTATGACATCAAATGTGGGGGCCAAAAAAGTATCTGAATTTGGTGGTGGTGTTGGATTTGAAACGTCCACAACCACTAAACAAAAACAGGAAGTTAAAAAAACAATGATACAAAAATCATTAAAACAACAATTTAATCCTGAATTCTTAAATAGAATTGATGACATTATTTTATTTAACTCTTTAGATGAAAATTCATTAAAAAAAATAATTAATTTAGAATTAGATAAACTAAAAAACAGATTAATTGAAAAAAATTATGAAATAAATTTTGATGTTAGTGTTTCTCAAAAAATATATGAATTAAATTTACAAGAAGAATACGGTGCTAGACCAATAAAAAGAATCATACAAAATTTGTGTGAAGATTTTCTTAGTGAAGAAATATTAAAAAATAATATTAAAGAAAAAACACCTGTGACCCTAAGGGTAAAAGATGGGGAATTAATTATTAGAAAAAAATAATTATAAATATCTTGACTTTTTTAAAAATTATATATATTTATATTCTCGGAGGTTCTCTTTGCCGATTACCTTTTCGTTTTTTTCATAAGTAGATGGGGTTGAACCCATTGAAAGACCTTTAGTCCCGACAGACAGTTGGGACTTTTTTTTTAAAAAAATTTTGTTATTTAAAATATTTTTCCTATATTTACAATTATGAAAAAATACATTTTGTTTTTTGTTGTTAGTACTATGTTAGTATTGACATCATGTGGTTCTGAGTCGACCACATCAACTGAAACCACTGACTCAACAGCTGTTTCTGTTGATACTACTTTATCATCAGAAAAAGATACTATAGTAGAATTTAATGCTGATAGTACGACAGTAAAATAAAATTAGGGGGGGGGGTCAATTTTCCCCCCAATTTTGTATTTTAACAAATTTTTTTTATGGAAAATGAAAAAAAATACATCGGAGATTTAATACTTTTAAGAGGAGTACCTGGAAGTGGTAAAACAACATTAGGTAAAACAATTTTAAGATGTGTAGCATCTGACGACCCCGATGTTATTTCTGCGGATGATTTTTTTGTTGACAAAGATGGTAACTACAATTTTGATGCGACGAAATTAAAAGAGGCTCACGCACAATCTCAACAAAGATGTGCAACAAAAATGAAAAATGAATTTTCAAGAATTGTTGTTGCAAATACATTTACTCAAAAGTGGGAAATGGACGTGTATTATGAGATGGCGGAAAGATATAATTATCGAGTTTTTAGTGTGGTGGTTGAAAATAGACATGGAAACAAAAATGTACATGGTGTTCCTGATGAAAAGGTTACACAAATGACTAATAGATTTGAAATTTCACTCTAATGAGTCAATTTATTTCTTCTTACACTAAAGAGAATTACCCTAAAAAAAAATTAAAGATGAAATTTTATTATAGTACTTTTACACATAGATGGTTGTTTCATTTTATACCAACAATTAATTTATATCTTGAATCACATTCCCCAAATGACCATAAAAGGTTTTGGCAGGATGGAATGTCTGGTTTATATTTGTCTTTTCAATGGGGTAAATGGTTACTCACAATAGGGTTTTACAAAAAATTATAATGTTAGATATTTTAGAAAAATATCACAATGATGGTTTGTTATTAAAACAAATACATCCTAATCTTCCTTTGACTATTTGGAATTATTCTCCAAAAGTTCAATATGAAAGTTTATGGGATGATATTACAATTCAATGTAGAGGGTTGGTAACAGATTTTGAAGGTAATATTGTTGCAAGACCATTTAAAAAATTCTTCAATTACGAAGAATTAAAACCTGAAACTATACCAAATGAACGATTTGATGTGTTCGAAAAACTTGATGGGTCATTAGGTATATTATTCAATTATAAAGGAGAATGGGTTTTAGCTACTAGAGGTTCATTTACATCCGATCAATCAAAAAAAGGATGGGAATTACTTCAAAAATATAATTACAAAAAATTATTAGAAGATAAAACATATTTGTTTGAAATAATCTATAAAGAAAATAGAATTGTCGTAGATTATCCTTATGAAGATCTTGTATTACTTGCGATAATTGATAATTCAGATGGTTACGAATATAAAATATTTGATCCACATATTCATTTGGAAGGTATAAGAATAATTAATCTTTACCGAAATTTAGGTTTTAGACTCGTCAAAAAATTTGATGGTATTAAAGACTACACCAAATTAAAAGAAATAATCAAAGATGACGAAGAAGGTTTTGTTATAAGATTTAACTCAGGATTCAGGATGAAAATAAAAGGTTCTGAATATGTTCGTCTTCACAAAATATTAACAAACATATCAAACCGAGATATTTGGGAGTGTTTGAAAGATGAGAAACCATTAGATAAAATCATTGAAAAAGTTCCTGACGAATTTTATAATTGGGTTAAAGAAACTAAAGATAATTTTGAAAAAGAATTTAAAAAATTAGATAACGAATATAAATGGATTTATAAAATAATTTTGAGAGTTAAAGACTCGAACGATAGAAAAGTTTTTGCAAATTATGCACTAAAATATACACACTCGTCTATATTATTTGCGATGTACGATAACAAATCATATAAAAAAATAATATGGAAAATATTATATCCTGAATATTCTAAACCATTTAAAAAAAATAACGATGTATAAAATCTATTTAGACGATGTACGAGTACCGAAAGATAAAGAATGGATACTTGTAAAAAACTACGATGAATTCGTAAACAAAATAAAAGAACTAGGATTAGAAAATATCTCAACGATATCTCTTGATCACGATCTTGGTGAAAGTGCGATGAGAGAATATTTTAATAATGTTGCACCAAATTATGAACTTAACTACGATAATATTACAGAAAAAACCGGATTAGATTGTGCAAAATGGTTAATTAATCATTATCTTGAAAATAATGAAGATAAAATTTCTTTTCCAAATGTTTATACACATTCAGCGAATCCGATAGGTGCCTCTAATATTATGGGAGTTGTTAATAATTTTTTAAAAAATATGAGAAAACCTCAAACTTGTGTTAGAGTTCGTATTGAACATACAATTAGTAAATAATGAATATATTTTTTTTAGATAAAGATCCTAAAAAGTGTGCGGAATATCATTGTGATAAACATGTTGTTAAAATGATATTAGAAACCGCTCAGTTATTGTGTTCGGCACATTGGATGACAGGTTCCGAAGCCCAATATAAATTATCACACAAAAATCATCCCTGTTCAATATGGGTTAGAGAGTCTTTATCAAATTATTTGTATCTATGTGAAATTGGTTTAGAATTATGTAAGGAATATACACACAGATATGGTAAAAAACATAAATCACAAGAAATAATCGAATGGTGTATTATAAATAAAATAAATATTCTTGATAAAGGTATAACTAAAATACCTAAAGCGATGCCCGATCATTACAAAGTTGAGTGCCCCATACAATCATATAGAAATTATTACATTGGTGATAAATCAAATTTCACTACTTGGAAAAAAAGAGAGATACCTTTTTGGTTTTATAAATAATATATATTATAATTATAAATAACATGAACAACAACAATTATGATTCTGTTTTAGTTTTAGAAAAAAATTATTCTGATTTTAAAGAATACATTGATGAGACCAAATCAATGATTTATAAAACAATTATTGATTTATATGGAAAACTAAAAAATAGTAAAAAAAGAAAAATTAAATTATTGGTTAAATCAACAGTAAGAGATGTTGATTTCGATACCGATTTTGAAATAAGTAAAAATTATTCAAAAAATCTTTTGAACGAAATTTTGAATTATTTTGTGGAACACGAGGATTATGAAATATGTATTAAAATAAGAGAACTATTAAAAAATTGATTTTTTTTAATATTAAAAATTGGTCTCATAGTTAATCGGCTATAATATCCCCCTGTCACGGGGAAGTGCCGGGTTCGATTCCCGGTGAGACCGCAAAACATTTATATGAAAATTATAGTGGCGGGAGGTAGAGATTTCAATAATTACGAATTATTGAAAGAAAAACTTGATGAACTTATTGGGAAAAATACAGATATTGAAATAGTATCGGGAATGGCAAGAGGTGCCGATACATTAGGGGTACAATATGCGAATGAGAGAAGTTACGAAATTAAGAAGTTTCCAGCACAATGGGATAAGCACGGTAAAAGTGCGGGATATATAAGAAATGAAGAAATGGCGAAATATGGTGATACTTGTATTTGTTTTTGGGATGGTAAAAGCAAGGGTACGAAACATATGATAGACCTATCTAATAAATATAATTTAAACACAAAAATTATCGGATATTAATATAAAATTAATATATATTTTTATATAATGTCAACTTAAAAAAAAAGTTGACATTTTTTTTAACATTCATACAATTCACATTATTTATTATTGAATAATTTTCCAATAATAATAATATGGGCAAAAATAAAATCCTTTTCATCTTAAAAAGAAAAAATAATTATGATGTAATAAAGGATTCCAATATCGGTATGAGTACCGGATTATATAATTCGGCATCATTTATGAATGACATGCTTAATAACGCTGGTATTGAATCACATATTTCTGTTGTTATTGATAATAATTGTATTGATAGAGAAGTGACAAAACATAAACCAACTCATGTTATAATTGAAGCTTTGTGGGTTGTACCATCTAAATTTTATGTTCTTTGTAAATTACATCCAAAAGTTAAGTGGATTATTAGATTACATAGTGAAATTCCATTTTTGGCTAACGAAGGTATGGCATTGGATTGGTTGGGTGATTACGTTTTCTTTGAAAATGTCTATATAGGTACAAATGCACCGAGAGCAACAAAAGAAATTAGAGATTTTATTAAATACAAAGTTGGATGGACTGATCGAGAAATAAAAAACAAAGTAATTTATTTACCTAATTTTTATCCTCAAGAATATAAGTCGAAAGAATATAATAAAAATAAAGATACCATAGACATTGGTTGTTTTGGTGCAATTAGACCTATGAAAAATCACCTAATGCAAGCAATAGCCGCAGTTAAATTTGCTGATAGTATTGGTAAAAAATTGAGGTTTCATATTAATTCAGGTAGAGTCGAACAAAAAGGTGATGCGGTTTATAATAATTTAAAAAGTTTTTTTGCACACCTATCCGATTCTGGACATCAATTAATTAATCACCCATGGGCACCGAGAGAAGAGTTTTTAAAAATATGTGGTAAAATGGATATAGGGATGCAAGTCTCTTTTTCAGAAACATTTAATATCGTTGCCGCAGATTTAGTAAGTCAAGGTGTACCTGTTATTTCGTCAAATGAACTCCCTTGGATAAATCCAATTTTTACTTGTAAACCAACCGAAACAGAACAAATTTATAGAACATTATTATTAACACATTTTTTCCCAAAAATAAATTTTAAAACAAACCAGTATTTATTAAGAAAATATACCAATAAAACACGTAAAATATGGGTAAAATATTTTACTAAAAACTAAAAATTAAAAACCAAAATGAAAAACAGAAATTATATGGGTGAAAAGAAAAAACAAATTATCAATAATAAACTTAAAGAAAAAAATAAAGATTATAGTGTTATTATTTTTGACTGGATTGAAGGTGTTTTAACAAAAACAGAATATTTTTTTGAAACAATTGAAGAGGCAAAAAAATTTGTTGAAACACAAACAGGGGATATAAAAATATATAATCAAGATAAACAAGTGGTTCACTCTGAGAAAAAAGAAAAAAAATACGCTAAAATAAAACATAAAGAAGACGAAGATTCTTACGCATAAAAAAATTTTCTTTTTAAATATATTTTGTATATTTGTATATACTTATTAAATAATGAAACTAAATTCGAACATATTACCCATTTTGAATCCATTAAATAATGGAAACAGAAGAGTTATGCCATTAATAGGTATGATGTGTTCGGATAAAATTCTTTTATAAAAAAATATAACAAATAAAGAAATAACCCGAACAAAAAAAAAGTTCGGGTTTTTTTGTTTTAACGATCTTTGTTTTTTATATTTGCTTTAGTTCTTTGAAATAATACCTTGGTGGTGGAACAGGTAGACACGCAGGACTTAAAATCCTGTGGACCGAAACGTCCGTGCGGGTTCGATTCCCGCCTGAGGTACTAACACTATCGTTCTTTGGAAAAAGGAGAAAATTAATATGGATATTTTATCATTTATTTTAGGAATGTCTATAGTGGTGGTTATCGCAGTTGCGATAGTTGCCGTTATAGCCTTTGTTAAGGTGAATAAACATAACAAAGAAATAGAAATAATACATCAAATTATTGGAAGAAGATTTGATGAAACTCATCAAATTCTTGAAAAAGAAATTGATAATCAAAACAGAGAACGCGATGTGGTCATTCAAGAAATATATAGAAAATTTGATGACCAAAACAGAGAGAGAGATTCTATTGTTAACGACATTTATCGAACAATTGATTCTCGTCTTGATAAACTTGATAATAAATTGTCCGGTACTTTAGGTGCTAAACAAATAATAAACTAAAAAATAAAAATATCAAAGAACGGTAGTGTTAATTTGGTCCGGTAGCTCAATGGAAGAGCAACAGCCTTCTAAGCTGTAGGTTAGTGGTTCGACCCCACTCCGGATCACTTTTCGGGATGTAGTACAGTCCGGTAGTATGCTTGGTTTGGGACCAAGAGGTCGTAGGTTCGAATCCTGCCATCCCGACTTAAAAAATAAAATATGAAATACAAAATTACCATTAGTGGAAGAGGTGGGGATGTTTATGTTCATGAATTAAATAAAGAACAAAGAAAAGTTCTTTCAGAAGCATCTGTTGATAATGTTATTACATCCAAAATGGATTATGATGAAATCAGTGAAGTTTTGGGTCATTTAG